GCCTAGATCACTCAATGCTTCTTTAATATCAGAATTAGCAACTAATAAACTTAATCCAGTAGAACTTGTTTATCTTGGAGTAAGCACAGGTTCATATTACACAGATCATTACAAGAATATTACTTTTGATGGCAACACTTATGTTGCATCATCTTTATTTTTAGGAAGTTCAGAATCAGCAGAATCTTCAGAAGTATCAGTAAGTAATTTAGTAGTTAAATTTGGTGGTGCAGATCAAACTATTATTTCATTATTTCTTAACAATGATTACATGGATAAGAGAGCATGGGTCTATAGAGGTTTCTTAGATGATAACCAAGCATTAGTTAATTATCCATTTTTATTATTTGATGGAAGAATTGAAAATCTAAGTATTGAAGAAGATGAAACAAATTCAGTAGTAAGTATTTCTATTGCTTCACATTGGGCAGATTTTGATAAAGTTAAAGGAAGAAAAACAAATACTAATTCACAAGCATTATACTTTCCAACTGATGTTGGTTTTGATTATGCTTCACAAACAACAAAGGATATTAAATGGGGCAAAGCATAACTGATTTATATAAAATTATACATCTGTATAGGCAATTCCCAAGATATGACAATATGAAATACCAAGATTTAGTAAATGCAATTTTACCTTCATTTAATTTAGAACAATATCAACTTCATCAAGTTAATGGAGAAGTTGTTGGTTTTACTAATTGGGCTTATTTAAGTGATGAAGTAGAAAAAAGATTTATGACAACTGGTAGATTAAAAGCTAATGAATGGAAATCAGGAAACAATATTTGGCATATTGAAACAGTTGCTAAAAGTCATTTAAGAGAAATTATGTCTTGGACTAAAGAATACTTTAGAAATTTATTAGAAGTAGATCAACCTTTAAAATGGTTAAGAATAGCTGATGACTCAACTATCTATAGACGATCTATGAAATTTAAAAGGGAGTTTCACGTTTAATGGGTTTTGATCCAATCACCTCAGCGATAGTACAATTAGTTGTTACTACAGCTATATCTTGGGTAATAGCACCTAAGCCAAAGAAACCAAATATACCTGAGCAGCAACAAGCACAAGGTATTCTAGTTAATAAAGCTTCTAACAATACTGCTATACCAGTTATTTATGGAAAAAGACAAGTTGGTATAGCAAGAGTATTTGTAGAGAGTTCAGGAACAGATAATACATATTTATATATGGCAGGAGTTATCTGCGAAGGTGGTGGTAATGGAATTGAATCAGTAGAAGAAATTTATGTTAATGATAAACTTGTTACTTGGTCTGGTTCTTTAACTGATGGAACAGTAAGAACAGTAAATAGTTCAGATGCAAATTATTATAAAGGTGAAAGCTTAATATCAGTACAATCTTTTTATGGATTAGATACTCAACCAGTTTCTTCATTATTAGATGAATCAACTAATTGGGGTTCTAATCATAAACTATCTGGTGTTGCTTATCTTGCTTTTAAATTCAAATGGAATCAAGATGCTTTTAATTCATTACCTGAAATTAAAGTAGTTGTTAAAGGTAAAAAGATTTATGACCCAAGATTAGATTCAACCAAAGGTGGTTCTGGCTCTCATAGAGAAGATACAGCTTCTACTTGGACTTATTCTCCAAACTCAGCATTATGTCTTTTAGATTATTTAAGAAATAGTAGATATGGAAAAGGTTTACCTAATTCTGCTTTTGAAACAAATTACGATTCGTTTAAAACTTCTGCAACATTATGCGAAACACAAGTAACACCTTATACAAGTGGAAGTAATATTAATTTATTTGAAACAAATATAGTTTTAGATACTGAACAAAAATTAATAGACAATGTAAGAGAACTATTAAATCCAATGAGAGCAATATTTACCTATACACAAGGTAAATACTTTTTAATCATTGAGAATACAGGTTCATCACAATTAAGTTTAAACAAAGATAACATCATTGGTGGTATTAAAATTTATGGAGAGAAAAAGAATACTAAATATAATAGAGTTATAGGTACATTTGTTAATCCTGATAAAGAGTGGCAAGAAGATACAGTATCATTCCCACCTGCTGATGATTCTAGTTTACCTGTAGGAGATCAATATGCAACTTTATTAGCTGAAGATAATGGAACTAACTTAGAAGGAAATTTTAGCTTTCAAGGAATTACAAATCCATATCAAGCAGAAGAACTTTGCGAGATTATTTTAAGAAGATCAAGAAATGCTTTAGCTGTAGAAGTAAATTGTACTTCAGAAGCATTAAACTTAACTATTGGAGATTTAGTTGATCTTACTTATACAACAGGTGGATTTAGTTCTAAACTATTTAGAGTTTATGGATTAAGTATAAATACAGACTCTACAGTTTCATTAAAACTTATTGAACATCAAGATAACTTCTATACTTGGAGTTCTAAAGCACAATCACCTACAATAGCTGATACAACTTTACCAAATCCTAACAACGTATCTGCACCAACTTCAGTTACATTAGACGATCAATTAATTGAATACTCAGACGGAGTTGTTATTACTGCTTTAGATGTAACCATTGGTGCTTCTCCTGATTCTTTTGTGGACTATTATCAAGTTGAATATAAACGATCTGATGAAACTGATTATATTATTCACGCACAAGGAAAAGGTTTAGAACAAAGAATATTAAACGTGATTGATGGAGATACTTATAATGTAAGAGTAAAAGCATTTAATACTTTAGGAGTTGGTTCTACTTATACTTCTGCATCAAGAACTATTGTTGGTGGATTATTGCCACCTGCCAATGTTGAAGATTTTTCTTGTAATATTATTGGTCGTGATGCTCACTTATCTTGGACACAAATACCAGATTTAGATTTAGCTTATTATCAAATTAGATATTCTACATTAACTTCAAATGCTGAATGGCAGAACTCAGTTTCTTTAGTTGAAAAAGTAGCAAGACCAGCAACATCAGTTACAGTTCCAGCTAGAATAGGAAGCTACTTAATTAAAGCTGTAGATAAAAATGGAAACTTTTCATCTAATGAAGCTGTTATTTCTACAAACATACTTCAAATTGGAAACTTTAATGCAGTAGTATCTCAAACTGAATCTCCAACATTTTCAGGAACTAAAACAAATGTTGTGATTGTTGATAATGCTTTAAGATTAGATTCAACAGAAGGTTTTGATTCTGCAGTTGGATTGTTTGATTCTCTTACAGGTTTATTTGATGCTGGTGCAACTACTTATGATTTATATTCTGAAGGTTCTTATGAATTTACATCTCCTATTGATATTGGTGGAAGTTATACAGTAAGAGTAACTGCTTCTATAACGCAAAATACAGATAACATAGATAATTTATTTGATAGTGCTACTGGCGATTTTGATGATGGTGCTTCAAACTTTGATGGAGATTCTCCATCTAATTGTAGTTCACATTTAGAAATAGCAACATCAAGTGATGGAATAACTTATACTGCATTTAGAAATTTTGTTGTTGGAGATTACACAGCTAGATATTTTAAATTTAAACTATTAATGACTTCAGATGATTTAGCTTCTACTCCAGTTGTAACTGCATTGAGTGTTTCTATTGATGTTCCTGATACTATTCAAAGTGGAAATGATATTGTAAGTGGAACTGGAACTTATACAGTTACCTTTACAAGACCATTCTATTCTGCTAATTATGCTATTGGTATCACAAATCAAGGAATGGCTACTGGTGATTACTATACTTTAAATAGTAAAACTATTAATGGTTTTAATATAGCATTTAAAAATAGTGCTGGTACTGGAATAAGTAGAACTTTTGATTATATTGCAAAAGGATTTTAATTAAGATATTAGATAGATATGGCACAACACGATTATAATATAGCAAATCAATCATTCCCTTCATTTAGAAGCGATTTAAATAACGCACTTTCAGCTATTCAAACAACAAACTCAGGAACATCAAGACCAACTGGTGCTGTGGCAGGACAATTATGGTTAGATACTACAAACGCAACTTCTCCTACTTTAAAATTTTTTGATGGTTCTGATGACATCTCTTTAGCAACAATTAATTATACAACTAACACAGTTGATTGGTTAGATTCTTCAGTTACAATAACTGGACTTTCAACAACTGCAACTGGAACAGTTTTAACACTTTCAGATACTGCACATACAACAACAGTAAATTTAGTATTAAATAATCAAACAGAAATTCGTTTTAGTGAATTAACTGCTAATGGAAGTAACTATGTAGGATTTAAAGCACCTGCTAGTTTAACTGCAGATAAAATATGGACACTTCCTTCTGCTGACGGAACAGCAAATCAAGTTTTAACAACAAATGGTTCTGGTGTACTCTCTTTTTCAACAATTTCTTCAGGTGCTTCTTGGCAATCAGTTCAAACTTCTGGTTTTACTGCTGTTGCTGGTAGAGGTTATCCTTGCAATACAACATCAGGTGCATTTACAGTAACTTTACCAGCTTCAGCTACTGCTGGAGATTATATTCAAATAGTAGATTATGCAGGAACTTTTGCTACTAATTCACTTACATTAGGTGCTAATGGATTAAAAATTAATGGTGCTACAGATAACAAAGCATTAACAACAAATAGAGAAGCTGTAACCATAACTTATGTAGATTCTACACAAGGTTGGGTTTCAACTTCTGCTTCAAATTATGGAACACAATCAATAGACCAAGCACCTTACTCAATAGACTTTTTAGTAATAGCTGGTGGTGGAGGAGGTGGTGGAACTTATGCTGGAACTGGTGGTGGTGCTGGTGGATATAGAACATCAACACAAACAGTTTCTCCTACTACAGTAATAACAGTAACAGTTGGAGATGGTGGTGCTGGTAGTAGTGCATTAGCAGGTACGAGTGCAAGTAGTGGTTCAAATTCATCAATATCAGGTTCAGGATTAACAACAATAACTTCTGCTGGAGGAGGAGGAGGTGGACAAAGTTCTCCAGATGGACAAGCAACTGCTGGTGGTTCTGGTGGTGGTGGTGTATCTGTTCCTCCATTTACTATTCGTTCTGGGAATACTCCTGCAACAACCCCAAGTCAGGGAAATAATGGTGGTCAAGGTCAAAATGGTTTTACTTGTGGTGCTGGTGGAGGAGGTGCTGGTGCTGTAGGAGGAAATCCACCAAGTGGAAGTCAAGGTGGTAATGGTGGAAATGGCACAGCTTCTTCAATAACTGGTTCTTCTGTTACTAGAGCAGGTGGAGGTGGTGCATCTCCTTATACTGCTGGTGGTGGTACTGCTTCTTCTGGAGGAACTGGAGGTGGAGGTGCTGGTGCTGGAGGTGCTGGTTCTGCTGGTACAGCTAATACTGGAGGTGGTGGTGGAGGTTCTGATAGATCACCAAATTCAGCAGGTGGTGCTGGTGGAAAAGGAGTTGTTATACTAAGTGTACCAACTGCAAATTATTCATCTACTACAACTGGTTCACCGACAGTTACAACATCAGGAAGTAATACAATAATGGTATTTAATGGTTCAGGGAGTTACACAGCATAATGGCTAGTTTTGCAAAAATAGGATTAAATGGAAAGGTAATAGAAGTTCTTTCAATTAATAATGATGTATTAAAAGATGCTAATGGAGTTGAAAGAGAAGATATTGGTATAGATTTTTTAACAAAATTAACTGGTTATCCTATATGGAAACAAACATCATATAATACTCATGCTGGAGTTCATAATAATAATGGAATACCATTAAGAAAAAATCACGCAGGAATAGGATATACTTATGATGAAAATAGAGATGCTTTTATACCTCCAAAGGTTTTTAATTCTTGGATATTAAACGAAGATACTTGCAGATGGGAAGCACCAATACCATTTCCAAATGATAATAATGAATATTATTGGAATGAAAAAGATTTATCTTGGAATATAAAAGAATAGTATTATATTCTAAATAAGAAGAAGGTAAAAATGGAAGCAAATATTAATAGCATATTCCCAACACCAATATATATTTCTAACATAAATAGAGAATTAACTAAAAAAGAACTATTATTTATTGATAAAAATAAACTAGATGTTCATAAAAACGAAGGAAATACAACTTCTAATAACAATTATATTCTTAATAATGAAGAATTTAATAACTTAAAAAAAGAATTGGATTTAGTAGTAAATGATTATTTTGATAAAGTTATTTCATCATCTAATAATATTAAACCATATATAACTCAATCTTGGTTAAACTATACAGAAACAAATCAATATCATCATAAACACGAACACCCAAACTCTTTAGTCTCAGGAGTATTTTATATTAATTGTGATGAAAAATTTGATAAGATTGTTTTTTTTAAAAAAGATATGTACCAAACATTAAAACCAGAAACTAAAAATTGGAATTTATGGAACTCAGATTCATGGACATTTCCAGTTAAAACTGGGAATATAATATTATTTCCATCATCATTAACTCATTGTGTTGAAACTAAAGAAGGAAGCAACACTAGAATTAGTTTGGCTTTTAATGTTTTTATAAAAGGAACTATTGGTGCTAACAAATCATTAACAGAACTTATATTATGATAATTAGAAAATTAAATATAGGAGAAACAATAAAAACATATTCAAATGAAAATGGTTTTTCTTGGGGAATAAATACAGTTATGAAAGCATTAGTACCAGAAGCTAGTTATGATTTAACTTCTGCTGGAGAATTTATTATAGATAGATGGAATAGTATATATCCTCAACCAACATCACAAGAAATTAAAGAAGAATATATTAGACAACAAACTATCGCAGAAGTAATTGAATATTTAAAATCTAAAGATTTTGACTTAATAAAATTTATATGTGATAACAAATTATGATTATATTTATACTTGGAATTATTCTAGGATTATATTTAGAATGGAAATTTGAGATTGCTAAATATATTATTGAATCAGTTAAAGAACATTTAAACATTAAATAGTCTTGTAATTTTATTGCAACGCACCATATACCTTGCATGGTATATACAATAGAAGAAAATAACTTTTACTCAAAG